GTTGCAATACGGTCAGACCGTAATTGCCAGTGATGCGTCTTACAATGCTCTCTACGGGCCGTTTGCGAGGAAAATAGAGCGACGTTTGCAGCAGTGTCTGAGGGATGATGTGATCGCTGACGTGGGGTTCAGTGATCGTGACCTAGGCCGTTTGTTGAGGGAAAGAGGCTTGGTTGACGTCTTCCTTGAGGAGCCAATGCAGATGGATATTTCGCGGCAGGACTCGAGCCACAGCAAAGTTACACTATTGCTGTTTGGGCTACTGATTGAGTATTTGGGTATGCCTTGTGATCTTGTTGAGCTGTATCTGGAGAAACGCTCATTGTACAAGGTGAGATCAATGGCACCGTGTTTGTATTCGGGCGTGCTGGCGTACAATTTACCATCGGGTGACCCTTTCACACTTTTTTGCAACATTATCCATGCATTGACGGTACTCATCGAACGTATGGATGTGGGAAAAATCGCGATCATAGTAAAGGGTGACGATTTGCTTTTATCCAGAAAACCGCGACTGGCGACAGGGATAACTATTGATGAGATACGAGCCGTAAAAGTGGAGTATGTCTACAACGGGATAGCTTATCATGCTGGGCGTTTTCTGATACCCAACGGAAATTTAATGTATGACCCGGTACGCTATGTGCTCAAGTTTTTGGCCAAGTCAGATAGCACGGCGACGGACCAGGAAATTGCACTTAGTTTGTACGAGCGGCATATGTGGTTTGACGGTTACGCTAAAAAATATTTGCAGTATGCAATTCCACGTCAGTATCAGGAGATCAATGAGAGAGATGCGAGACTGGTCGTCAGAATAACCAATAGCCTTAAAAATGGGAAGCTATACTGGAAATGCGTTTTGCCGCAACTGCGTGATCACAAGAGACCAATTTTTGAAGCGACGGTGGATTGCGCATATGAATTGGGTCTGTATTTGGGTTGGGATACACAAATCTGTGAGGAACTCAGAGAGTTGTCTAGCTGGGTTGCTTATCAAAAGTTTAAGCAACTCTACGGGGGCAATGTTTATTACTCAGATAAAGGTATCCCGCGTAAGGCTCGTTTGTCAGGCGGTGTCGTTGTGACACGAGATCATGTCTTTTTATTCTGAGGTGCTACCAGATTAATGGGCGAGATTAGTGTTGTTACGCGGCGTTTTGGGATGAATATTGCGGTGGAGAAGGTGGACACGGGGATGGTCACTCGTTTCGTTGATTTCCCAGATATCACGGTCTTTAAAAGTGTGTATTCTAGTATTGTTTTGGCGAAGTGCGAAATT